GCTAATTGGTGTTGATTTGGTTCTAGTAAATTATGGAGTTGTTTTGTGTTGAGAAATTTTTCTAGTTGCCAGGTTTTTAAGTTTAAATTGTGTTTGTATATAAGTGTGTGTTGTATTGCGGCTTCTTGTATGATATCTAGATTAAATCTAGATAAATCCATGTCCCAACCTTTAACAATTGCTTCAACAATAGTATCAAAATACCAAACAAATCGCATACGCTCTTTGTGTATATTTTGCCATTTGCGATAAACTGAAATCCAGTTATCCCATCGTGACTCGTCGATAGTTAAATCAAGATGATCAAATAAATCTCTAACAGTGTTATCAAAACAATTGAATAAGTCAAAAGCCTCTAGAAAAAAATGCCCGTTAATGCTCTGAAACTTTGGTTCTATACGTGTAACATAATGAGGTTTAAGATTTAAAGCTAGAAATTCTCTATGATCCCATACATCATTAAGTTGTAATTTTTGCCAAACTGCGTTGCTTTCGTTAAAGTAAGTGTCAATGAATTTTTTGTGATGTTCTATTGTTGCCTCTTCAGTATCAATTGCTCGTATAGCATACATGCAACTGTATAATGAATGTTTTTGTTGATTTGAAAGTATTACAATTTTAGTGTTGTCCAGTAACTGGACATGTTTTATTGCCTGTTCAGTGCCTTTGCTAACTTCAGGTGTTTCGCCACGGAAGTTATGAAAATATATAGTATTAAAAGTGCCTGGTTCTGTGTTTTCTATATCCAAAATAATTTTGTAAAATTCTTCAAGTGTTTCGGGTTGATTAGCATCAAACCCATGAGCATTGTCTTTGACAATTGGGTTGTCTACTAAAGTTTCGTAACGCTGAGAATAACAACTGTAATAGTTATCTTTTCCAGACAAATACAATATTGACCAGTTTAAGAAGTGACCTCCTTTGCCAGGATCAGTTATAAAAGCAACCAATGACATGCTATTTGTCCCTCAACCCTTCTCTAAGAATTTTTGAACCGCCTACCCTGACATTTATTATACCGTTGTAATATTCGTCTGTCAAGAGTACACGTCTATCAAATTGTTCTTTTGCTTCAAGATAGCTAGCAATACCCCTGCTAGCACAAAAATATAATATTTCTCTAGTAAAATTTTCCTCGCCAATCTCTGCAACATCTGCTTTAAGATTGTCACTGCTGCCCCAGTACTCACGCCAATCGCTTTCTTTAGTACCTTTGCGTTTGCGCTTTTTACCTTTTAAAGGAGGCTTACTAGTTTTAAATTTGGCAAGTTTTTTACCAACATATTTCATGTTGTTTTGATTGTTGGTAATAAGATACACAAATGCTTCGCACCCTTCGGGCAATTCTTCAACAATTTTATTATTATAAAGCCAAGGGCTAGGCATGTGCTACCACTCTAACGTATGATTTTCATCTAGCAGCTTCTCTTTTGTGCATTTTGATTTGCACTCAAAACTGCTAAACTCTAAGAACTTAGTAGACCAAAATGTATCTGCTAAGATATCCTCAATTGTTTGTTTGTAAAGATTAAACTGTGTTTTTGCCAAGTTGTGCCATTCACTGTTGTGTGAGTATCTATTGGCAGTCCAGCAACAAGGATAAAACTCTCCTTGACTATTTAAGAAAACACCTTTATTTCCAATTAAACAAATTCCTGAGTGTGTGTTATGTTTAGTTAAATTTTTAGCCCTAGTAGAAAAAATTGTTTTCAACTCTTTGCCCGGGCGCAGCCTATTGGTTATTGGGGTTAATACACGTTCAAATCTGTGTCCTTGGGCAACGTATTCACTGCTTGGTTCTAGATCGTCATTGGGATAAGCGTCAGGATAATGACTGTTAAACTTGGTGCTTTTAGTTAACTGAAACAAGTCAAATCCAAGATCAACACTTTGTCTAAACATTGTTGGAAACAGCTCTTGTTCGTTAAATTTAAAAGCAATTGTATCACGCACTAAAAATGTTGTATGGTTAACACTTCTAAATGCTTTTATGCCCTGTACAATACTTTCCCAATTACAGTTAATTCTGTATTTTTGATTGCTTTCCTGATCCCACCCGTCTAAACTAAAATGTAATTCATCATGTATATCTAATACTCTACCCAAATACTGCCACCAATCAGCAGGCTTGTAGCTTCCGTTGGTGACTATTACAATTTGTATTGATGGGTTAAGGGTTTTAAACCAAATACATATTTCAATTAAGTCTTTGCAATATATTGGATCACCGTCATTGCCGCAAAATGTAATTTTTTTAATTTTTCTAGCAATTGTTTCGCCAATTTGATTTTTAAAAAAATCTAATTTAAGTTGTTTGTTAAGCAAAGATTCGGGCAATTCTGCTCGTGGGCATCGTGGGCACTTTAACGTGCAGATACTTGATGGTTCTATATGCCAATGATCAATTGCTAACAACAAACTCTACCTGTACGTCAGACATTCGCAAAAACTCAAGACCACGTGTATCGCGGTATTTGTTTTTGTAATACACAGTAGTGATACCACTTTGATAGATTAGTTTTGCACAATCTATACAAGGTGCATGTGTAATAAAAATAGTTGCGCCTTCGCCACTTTCAGGGCTACGAGCTAGTTTAGCAATTGCGTTGGTTTCTGCATGCAGCACTTCTGGCTTGGATTTGTACAGTGACGCATCATAGGGTTTACCCTCATTTGAAAATGTTCCTGTGTATGTTTCACAATCATTATCCCAACCGCTAGGCATACCATTGTAACCAATAGAAATAATGCGATCATTTTTTACAACAATTGCTCCTACTTGTAATCTTTTTGCAGAACTAAGTTGTGCAAATCTTTGTGCAACGTCCATGTATGCATTAATAAATTTTTGTTTCATTTTTTCTCATTAGATATATCAAGTATTCGTGCTTTGTATATATAAATTTCCAACTATTGCTACGCAATGGGTGACTCATGGCGCTATCATGATAACACTCCATTTCAAAATACTTCTGAAGCCAAATAATACTTTTGTTAAAACTGCTACGTGTTGGTAGCCAAGCAAATTTTTCTGTTACTTTTTCTGATGCTTCTCCGTAATACACACTAGCTGGCTTCATAACAATACACACCTACAGCATTTCAACATCAGTATTGTAACTTGTAAATCCGTTTTCTTTAACTACTCTTAGAATATTTTCTACTCTCCCAGCAAGCTCATCTCTGTGACTTACGAGCCAAATACTTTTTTGTCTTTCTCGACTCATTTTCTTTAACAGTGCAAGACTGTTTTCAACACCCTGTGTATCCATGCCGCTGTCGACCAGTTCGTCAATAAACAGTACATTGATGCTACTGTACAAACTTTCCCAAACATCGCGGAATGCCCAACTCATACTCAGTATAAGTCTATTGCGTTCCCCGCGACTCAAGTTATCAAAGTCAAGTTCTCGCCCTAGCTCGCTAATTTCAACGCTTAAATCATTTTGGAACACAACACTATGCGGCAATCCAATGCGATCAAGATAGTGCGTTAATCGTTGATTTAGATAACTTAGATTTTGATCAATGATCTTTTTACGAATAAAACTGTCTTTGTTTGTTAACAATTTCAACAAAAAGTCTTGGTGTTCTTGCAAGTTGGTTAGTCTGTTTAGTTCTTCATAATCAACTTCTTGTAGAGCCTGTGTTTTCATATCATCAATTTGATCTTGATATGGGTCTTGTTCTTGTTGTTTTGTTTCAATTTGTATTTCAAGAGTATTCAGCGTAGTACGGTGTTGTATTGCATCCTCTTCGTTGTCGTAAAACATTTTAGGAGGTGTGCCAAGTTCACCTAGATCATCTATTTCATTTTTTAATTCTTCTAAGAATGAAACATGCTCTGCGTGTTGTGTTTTTGCATCTTCTAAATCTTTGTTCTTTTTTCTCAAAACCTCTTCGTGTTTGCTGTCATGAAAAGTTTGACCACAAGCATAACAAGTGTGATCTTCAAGTGCCTGTATATCTTCTTGTAATTTTTTTATTGACTTTTCTTCTCTGCTAACATCAAGTGTTGCACGACTTATCTGACTGTTTAAATCGTCAATTGTTTTGCGTTTTGAATCCCACGATTCGTGGTCTTTGTGTGCTTGTATTTCATTGTCAATATTAATATTTTGTAAATCTTGCAATGCTTTTAATAGTTCTTCGAGATCTTCTTTGTGTTTTGCACGCCATAATTTTTGTCTGCGTCCTAAATTTTCAATTTGTTCTTCAATTCGTTTGTTTGCTTCGTTAATTGCTTGAATACGAAACTCTTCTTGTTTAATATCGTCTTTTGTCTTTTTGTGCAATTCTTTAATACGATCCGCTTTTTCACTGAGCATGGTAATGCCCAATAATTGTTCAATAATAGCTCTTTGATCGTTTGCTTTTAAACTTAAAAATGGTAAAGTATATGTGTTCAAACCAACAATGTGTTGGAACATAGTATGGCTCATTCCAAGTATGTTTTCAATTGCACCTTGTGTTTCTCTGCTATCACCTTGTGCATCATCATCGGGGACTTTTTCTTGATTGTTTATGTAAAACTTTAACAAGTTTGGTTTGCGTCCACGCTCAATTTTGTAATCAACACCGTCAACTTGAAATTCAGCACTGACCAACATGTTTTTACCATTGGTCTTGTTAATTAGATTGTCTTTGCGTATGCTTGTTAATGCATTTCCATATAATGCAAAGCTCAACGCATTAATAATAGTAGTCTTTCCTGTACCATTTCGCGAACCATCACCACCGAGGTCCATGTTTTCGCCT